TGATTGAAGAACTGGTTGCTGCTGTTGGCACACCGAAGTATGCTTACAATTGCAAGGAATTCAATCCTGAAAAGGATACTGTTTTCTATTCTGGTCCATATTGGGACGAAAAAGAAGTCATTGCTGGTGTTACTGCATTTTTAACAGGCAAGTGGCTTGTGTCTGGTGAAAATGTTGCCAAGTTTCAATGGGCATTTGGTCACAAGTTTAATGTTAAACACTGTCACATGGTAAACTCTGGTTCATCGGCTAATTTGACGATGGTTGCTGCTCTTAAGAAACACTTGGGTTGGAAAGATGGTGATCAAGTTATCGTATCACCAGTAGGCTTCCCGACCACGATTGCTCCATTGGTTCAAAATGGACTTGTTCCAGTCTTTGTCGATATTGAGATGGAAACACTCAATTTTAATCTTAACAATGTTGAAAATCAAATCACCGATAAAACAGTTGCGATTTTTGTTTCACCTGTTCTTGGCAATCCACCTGATATGGATATTCTCAAGACAATGTGTGAAAAGCACAATATTCTTTTGATTGGTGATAACTGTGACTCACTTGGAACGAAATGGGATGGTAAGTTATTGACGGATTATTATTATTCGTGGACAACATCGTTCTACCCTGCGCACCATATGTCAACTGGCGAAGGTGGCATGGTTTGTTCAAATGACGAGCAACTCATCAACATTGCTCGGAGCATTAGTTGGTGGGGTCGTGATTGTCGTTGCGTTGGTTCTGCAAATCTATTGGCTTGTGGAACATGTGGCAATAGATTTGATAAGTGGCTTGAGGGTTATAATGGAATAATTGATCACAAGTATCTGTTTACAAACATGGGATATAATCTAAAGCCATTAGATCTTCAGGGTGCAATTGGTATTGAACAACTGAAGAAGATTGATGACATTGATGTAAAACGAAGAGCAAATTTTAAACGCATCAAGGACATCTTCCATCGATACATTCCTGGAGTTCGTGTTGCTTCTGCTTTAGATAATGCAGATCCTTCTTGGTTTGGAATTCCATTAATTACAGACACGCCTGAGTTGAAAGAAAAACTCCAAGCCTTCTGTGAAGCAAATCGAATACAGACTCGTAATTACTTTGCAGGAAATATTCTGTTGCATCCTGGTTATAAGCATCTTGATGATGCTTCGAAGTATCCAAATGCGAACAAAGCATTGAGCAATGTATTCTTCGTCGGTTGCCCACCGCATTATGGCGAAGATGTATTTGCCTATTACGAAAGCGTGTTTGCAAAATGGCAATCGTAAACGTTTTCGGAGGACATGGTTTTGTCGGAAGTGAATATTGTAAAATATCAAAACAAGATTGTATTAAAAATGATAGAGATAATTACCAAGTACGGAGTGCAAATTGCGTTTACTTTATTAGTACCGTTGATAACTATAATATACACATCGACTCTCTTTTGGATATTAACACTAATCTCATTGTTCTCGTAAAAGTTCTCGATGAATATAGAAATTATGTAAAAGAAACTGGTGAGAAAGGCACCTTTAATTTTATCAGTTCTTGGTTTGTTTACGGTAAAGATTCTGGCTTCAAGGAAGGCTCTCGTGGCATTCCTGAAACTGATTCTTGCGATCCAAAAGGATTTTATTCAATCACAAAACGATGCGCTGAACAGTTGCTTATGTCTTACTGTGAAACATTTGATCTAAACTATCGTATATTAAGATTAGCAAATGTTCTTGGTAAAGAAGATAAGAAGGTTTCTGCGAAGAAAAATGCTCTTCAATATCTGATAAAGGAGCTCGAAGCCAATCGCCCTGTTGATCTCTATGACTCTGGTTATTTTTATCGTGATTATATTGATGTTAGAGATTGCGCTCGAGCCATCGATATCTGTGTACGAACTGGCGAACAAAATAGCATCTATAATATTGGAAATGGTGTGCCGATAGTCTTTCGAGATGTTATTCGCTACGCTCGAGATGCGATGGAATCTGGCTCAGAAATTCGCACCATTGAACAGAAAGAGTTTCACAAGAAAGTCCAATCCTCTCGCTCTTTCTTTATGGACAATGCTAAATTAAGAGCACTTGGGTACAAACAAAAATATCAAATTTATGAAACAATTGATCAAATTATACATAATGTCTTAACGAATAAAAATAACTAAATAAGATTGTACAATCCCACAGTGTGGAAGAATTATGTTACGATTTACTCTATTCGTAGAATCTATTTTAGTTGAAGCCAAAGCCGATGCTCCTGGAATTCTCCACATCGAGCATCCATCAGATCGAACATTTGATGGTCATGAAGCCGCCCACCACGCAGTCAATACAATTAAAGGTGTTGCGCAAGGAAAAACTCCTGTAACTCGTAAAATTGACGATAAAATGTCATTTCAAACCAAACGCGAAAGTGATGGACGCGTTGGTGTTAAGTATAAGGGCACAGGTTCAACTTATAATTACTCTGAAGCCGATGTAGACAAGCAACATGGTCATAAACCATACCTTGCAAAGCCTCTCAAAGCAGTTTTAGCCCATGCTTCTAAAGTTTTACCGAAAGGGAAGGGTGAATATCAAGGTGGATTTATGTCTACACCTGAATCTCGCGAAGAAAAGGGTGGAAAAATTCGCCATACACCGAATACCTTAACCTATTCAGTACCAAAAAACTCTGAAGAAGGTAAAAAACTTGCAAATTCTCAGGTCAGCGTTACCATTCACAGTAAATTAGTTGGTCCAAAGCGTAAAGCAAAGCCAATTACAGACCAATCGTCATTCGGATCACACCCAGATGTTCATTTAGTTGACCACACGGTTTCTAAATCTGAACAAAAGTTGTCTGCAGGTGATAAAAAAGCCGTTTTGACTCATGTTACAGCTGCTTCCAAGCTCTTAAAGGGTCATTCATACGACCATTTAACTGGTCACGGTGAAACTTTACGCCGTTATGTAAATTCAACTGTTGATTCTGGTGAAAAACCAAACATAAAAGGCTATAAATCCCATCTAAGCAATCGTTCACAGAAAGAAATTGATAAGGTTAAGACTGAGAAGGCTAAAAACGCCAAATCAGCAGCCAGAGATGCTTCGCTTGCTCATGTTGATAAGAATTCGAAGCACTTTCAACGATCATTTGACATTCATGATCATGTTCAAAGGGCGACTAACATTCTTGCAAGAGGTTTAAATAGTACTGCACACGGTGGGTATACTCATCATATTGGCGAGAAAGAGTCTGGTCCAGAAGGTTTTGTTGCCAATGGATTGAAAGTTGTAGATAGAGAAGAATTTAGTAAAGCAAACAGAGCTAAAGGCGCATTATTGAAGGCAAAACAATGAGTAAAGCCACCTGGACTTTTGGTCGCTTCAATCCTCCGACAGAAGCTGGACACGGTAAGTTAGTCTCAGCTGTTCAAGCGCATGCAGAAAAAACTGGCGGTCGCCATTATATTTTCCCATCACATTCTCAGGACTCGAAAAAGAATCCATTGAGCCACGGCGAAAAGGTCGGCGCAATGAATCGCTTGTTCCCTAATGCAAATGTAGTTGCCAGCGGTAAGGTTCGAACTGCGATTGACGCAATGAAACATTTAGAAAAACAAGGTCACACTCATGTGACTATGGTTGTTGGTTCGGATCGTGTTGACAACTTCCATTCCCTGCTCAATAAATATAGAAAGAAAGAATATCCAGGAATTAAAAAAGTCAATGTTGTGTCAGCGGGTCAACGAGATCCAGACGCAGAGGGTGCAGAAGGTATGTCTGCTTCTAAACTGCGCGGATTAGTTGCTGCTGGAAAGAAAGACGAATTTGTTTCACACTATAGCGACAAAAAACTTGGCGCACATATACACGATAAGGTAAAGGCAGCTATGCAAATGGAATCAGTTTCACCAATCGGCATTTTCCTACTTGGCGGTCCAGGTAGCGGAAAGGACTATGTCCTGAAGAATATTTTTTCTCGATTTGATTTAACTGAAGTTCAAGCTGATCAGATATTAAATGGTGCAGCAAATGAGCTGCATGAATCAAAACAAAATATCGTCATTAATAGTATAGCTGACACTGATAAGATTAAATTAATTCAAACTATGCTGGAAGGTTATACTTTTGATTTTGTTCATGTGTCTGTAACAAATAAAGTTTCTCGTTTGCGCAATGAGCAACGCGAGCATCCATTGGCAGAAAATAAAAGAATTGATAAGTTGCTAAAAGCAGAACAGCTTGCAAAAGATGTTGAAGCGTTTGTCTTTAACAACTCAATTAATCTAAACGAATCTAGTCAAATGGAACAGATTATGTTTGGTGCGCAAATTGAAAAATTATTAGAGCGTCTTGTAAATCATGGACTGCCAATATATGTTCAACCAGAACCAAAATCTTTTACAGTAATTAAAGAAAAATACTTTCCAACAGTCAAAAAAGATAAAGATACAGGATTGCCGCAAAAGTATGTTGCTGGATTAAGTAAATCAACTGCTCAAGAAAGAGCGCGTCATTTTAAAGAAAAGAATAAACTTTCTGACAGCGATCCAAGAGCATATGAGCCAGCACCAGGAGATGCAACTGCGAAAACAAAACCAAGCAAGCACACTCTTGCTGTTCGTAAGATGATGGGTGAGCAAATAAAAGGTGACCTCAAAACTCCACATTCAGTAGAGTCAATTGCAGAAAAACATAAAGTTTCAGTTGCTTCTATTATCGAAGCATTGAAGCGTGGCATGCAAGTTGAGATGGAACACACTAAAGACGAACAAACAGCAAAGGTTATTGCTCTTGGTCATCTTTGGGAGAAGCCAGACTATTATACAATGTTAGCAAAGATGGAAGCAGTTGAAGATCTACCATTAAAACTTCGTCGCGCTCCGAGAAGCGGTAATATCACTCAGGTGATGGATAAGCGTAAAGAAACAGGTCGTATGAATGAGGGTGCCTCTGATAAATCTTTATCTGCAAAAGCAGCAAAGTCGGGTATCTCTATCGGTAAACTTAGAACAATCTTTAAACGCGGTGTTGCTGCATGGAATTCTGGTCACCGCCCAGGAACAACACCACAACAATGGGGTCATGCGCGTGTAAACTCTTATATTAATAAGGGTAAAACATATTACACTGCAGATAAAGATCTAAGAGAAGATAGTGACATCGATGAATTATTTGAAATGCAATTAGCTGGTACAGATGAATATCGAAAACATGCTATTGATATGACACCAGGACAAGGAGAACCAGTAGATGCTTTCCCAGTTAAAAGCCCAAATAAAAAACCTGTGGTTGTTGTTGCAAAACCAAAACAATCAATCGTTTCACAATATACATCTGAAGAAGAGCACAGAAATTGCGGAACACCAGAATGCTGCGGAGAATGTGATCAAGTTCTCGAAGATGGAGAAAAAGATAGAAAAACTTTTTTTGCAATCAGAGCTGAATCAAACGAAACCAAAAAAAAAGTTGATCTAACGCCAACTTTAACAACTAAAAGAAAAAAGGGTTCACTCGCACCACCAAATAACTATAATTCTACATTGCATGGTCTTCCTGTATCGTCACGATTTAATGCATATGAAGAAACAGAACAAAATTTACCAACACTAGAAGAAGCAATTCAGTATCACGTCGAGAATAAAATCTCATTCACTGAAAATGTATTTCGTCCAGGATCAGAGATGTTCTTTGAGATGATTTCTGAAGCCAAGCGTCTTTATACTGAAGGCAAATATGAGCCAAAAGACGAATGGGAAAAGGATATGCTCGAATCAAACATCGGTGAGATTGCCGAGTTTGAAGGTCAACAAGTTGTTCTCGATTATCCAATCGAGGAAGGTCTTGAGGAATGCTGGACTGGATATACGCAGCGCGGAATGAAGAAGAAGGGTGATAAGATGGTCCCTAACTGTGTTCCAGTGAATGAAGAAGATAAGACTGAAGGAAAGGGTATCGGCAAACCATGGCAAGAAGGCGGTGGCGGTGCTGTTTATGTTCGAGTAGGCGATGGGGTCCGTAAAATCAGTTTCAGCAAGTCTGGAATGAAAAAGAAGTATATGGATCCAGCCGCAACGAGATCATTTGTTGCTCGCCATCGTTGTTTGACAAACAAAGATAAGACCAGTGCATCCTATTGGGCATGCCGTTGGCCACGATTCTTTAGCAATTCAGGAAAAACATGGTGGTAGAGCCATACTTTGACGAAAAACTAAATACATGGACGTTCGTGCGCACATTCAAACACGATGTCTTGACTGAAGAATTAGTATGGCATCGTGACGAAAAAGGTAGATATATTGAGGTTATAGAAGGTTCTGGTTGGGAAGTTCAATACGAAAATAAACTTCCAATACCATTAATTAAAGGCGATAAGTTTTTTATTCCTGCAAAAACTTATCATAGAATAAAACGTGGGAAAAATGATCTTACAGTAAAGATCGAGGAATTATAAATGGCGAATGTAAAAGTTCCAGCATTATTGCATAAGATGTCAAAGGCAGCGCAGAAGGCATGGTATAAAAAGAATAACATGACGATGCCTTCAGAAGTCGAAGGCGGCGGTAGATCTGCAGCTGCCGCAAAACGAGTTGTCGCTCCCGCGCCTAGAAAGCAGATGGCAGCTGCACCGCAATCGGTTCGTGCAATGAATACTGCTCGTCAACAAGCATACTATGCCAAGGGTGGTCGCCAACCAATTGGTGCTGGCGGATCTGGTGGCAGCAGTTCAA